CAGTTTCTCCCCGTCTTTTTCCCGGAATGACACAGCCGTGTGCGGCTTTGCCGATGGCGGTTTCAGCAGAGCGGAGTAATTCTTGGTATCACCCGCTTTCTCCTCTGCGAGGAATGCCCCATAATCCACAAAGACATCAACCCCGTTTATCAGTAACAAGCCTTTTAAAATATCCATTGTCATTTCATCTTTAAACCGTTTTGTTTGATATCCCTTATCTCATCGTATATCTTTGGCAAGGCATCGGTGTTCGTCTTTATCTTATCGATCGTTTCCAATGCTCCGCCTATGCCCTCTGATATATTCTCCACGTTCTCATCGATGGAGGCATCGTGCATCTGCAGGGAGGTCATCAATCCCTCCAGCTTTGTACCCTGATCCTGTGTGAGGGTTTGGAAAGCACCGGCACGCCCGCTTTGGGTGGTAGTCTTTTCCTCATCGTTTTTCCAAAGATCATACCCCATAGCGGCGGCCTTGTCTTTCCACGCTTCCATCCACGATTGAGCCGCATCAACGTTATTCCCGATATTGTCATAAAAGCTATCAATCAGGTGCATGGCATCACCCGCAATCTGTTCCTCACTTTTACCGCTTCCATATACCGCCTTTAACTTTTTCTGCAGGTCATCGAACTTATCGGCAAAGAACAGGGAATATGCGATCTGCTCTCCGAGGTTCTCCAGCACGGAAGCGGCCTGATCCGCAAAATTCTCCAATGCCGTGCCGCTTCCCTTGATGGCGGAAGTGATGGAGTCGAGCATTCCCTGACCGAGGCTCCCGAACGTTTCCTGCAGATAATCCTCCAAAGCCTGTTCCGCCTCGTCCATCGCATCTTTCAGGTCGATCAGGTTCTCAAGATAGTTCCGGGTTTCATCGCTCATCTTACGGGTATCGAGAATGACTTGGAGCATCTCCGTATCCAGCTCGCCGTTGGCCTTTATCAGTTCAGGGTAAACATCAAGGATCCCGCTATAAACATCCTTTCCTTTTCCCCAGCCGAACAATCCCGTTTTTTTATGTCCCGTAACGATCTGCGCATCGTTCAACCCGCCAAAACCTTTCTGATAGTTCTCCAGCCGTTTGCGGTAGGTTCCGGCAAAATCACCCGTCATGCGCTCTATCCAGTTCATGGTGGGAGCGTCACCGGCCAGTTCTTCCTTGAATTGCGAGAGGGCATCACGATAGACCTCTATCGCATTAGCGGCCTTTGCTACCTGACGCTCCCCGAATATGTTCTCCGCCTTTTCGAGCAAAAGGTTCTGCTCCAGCAGTAAGAGGTTGTATTGCCGCTGGAAATCGAGCTTTGCCTTTTCAATCTCTTTTAGAGCCTCCTTGTGGCGGGCTTCCGCAGCAAAGGCCGAGGTCAGGAAATTTGCGGCCTCACCGATAGCCGCACCGATGCCACCGATCAAGCCACCCTTGGCGAAACCTTGTCCGATATTGGAAACCGCCCCCATCACCTGCTGCATACCGTTCAGGGCATCGGCAACCTCGTTGTCACCCATCTGGTCAAACATATTGGCAAGTTCACCAGCCGCCTCGGACGCTGCCCCGCTGATCGTACCGATTGCGCCGGACACCTCTTTGGCTCCTTTCGCACCTTTGAGTTCGGCAAAGCCTTTCTCAAATGTCTTGAAGATGTTCTCCCACTTATTATTGCCTCCCTTGCCGGTATCGAGCAATTTATCAAGGGCTTTTTTCAGCTTTTCAAGTTCTGCCGGACTTTTCTCTATGTTTTTCAGTTGATCCGGAGAGATGAACGTGATACCTTTCGCATCTCCCTTGCCGGATAAATATGCACGCAACTGCTTCGCCTGTGAGATAAGTTTCTGCAGTGAGTCGAAAGACATGGAAGAATAATCCCCAAAGAGCTTTTTAAAGAAATCATTGTCCTTTGAGATACTGTCAGCCTCCGCATCATTCACTGATTGGATGCCTTGTTTTACCTTTTCTCTTGCGACGGCTATCGCCCGGTCAATCTCCGCCGAGTTTGCCTCAGTCCGCTCCGCCTCCAATTTAGCGATATCATCATCACCTTGTTTCTTTATAGCCGCACGCTGTGCCTCATAGTCACGATATTTAGTCAGAAGTTCCTGCAGGGTTTCCTGCTGTTTCTTTTTCTTCTCGGTGGCATCCCTGTTTTCCCTGCTATCAATATCTGCAACGGTGGCATCATATATCTGCGCCGCTTGTATGCGTTGCGTGGCCGCCTGAGCGGATATATTGGCAAGTTGTTCAGGAGTAACCTTTTCCCCGGCGGCTTTCAGCTTATTGTACAGTTCAATGCGCTGCTGTTCCTCACCCGTGATACGGTCTTTTTCTCTCTCGAAATTAAGCAAGGCCTCCGCACGCTCCCTCTCGTATCCCTCTTTCGTCAGGGCGATACGCTGATCCTCTATCTTTTGACGGGCTTTTAGTTCCAGCTCGGCAAGGTTATTCACAATTTTAGCGGGCTGTTTCGGATCCTTGTTATTTTTATTCGGATCCACGAAACCACCGATACCGGACTTTTTACCCAGCTCTGCATATTCTTCCTGCAGCTTCTTTGCCTCATCCAAATAAGCATCCCGCTGTTCCTCTGCAGCTTTTATAGCTGCGGCCTTTGCCTCTTTATTATGCTTTTCAATCAAAGCCTCGGCATCGAATTGGCCATAGGATTCAGCCTGAGCCATACGCAGCCCCATTTTAGAAAACCACCCCATTGAACCCTCGACATCAGATTCGGGCGTGACTTTTACCTCGTTCACCTTTTCGTCCGCTTCCACGGCTTTGTTCACGAGGCTTTGGGCTTTCGCTTGCAGGAAAAGCATTTGGATATAGTCATCACTCTTTTGGATCAGCACATCGTACCACTCGGCAACGGTATTGTAATATCCGAAGCTCTCGCCGTATTTCCGGTTCAACTCCTCAACTTTGGCCTTTTCCTGCTCCTTGCTACCGGTAAAGTCTTTCAGGCTTTTCGTGGTATTCTCTATCTCAAAGCGGGTTTTGATCATTTGGGAACGCCCGTCACTTTCTATTTTAACCCGTTCTTTGGCCTTTTCCGCCGCTGCCTCCTGAGCATCGCTGTATTTATCCCAAAGCACGATAAGCCCCGTTATAACGGCGGAAAGCCCCAGCGTAAGGGTGGCCATCAAAGCGGTGGCAGCCGCATTGGAGATGCCCAATGACACGGCCAACTTTGTATTGGCCGCCGTCAGCAGCTTTTTCATCTTGACAACGGTGACCAGCCGGAAAGCGGAATCCTTGTTCAGGGTATTCATGACTTGCTGCAGCCCCATAGTGACGGCCATGACGCTCTGCACACGGGTTTGTATCTTTATCAGATCCTCGTTTTCCGAGGCAAAAATCCCCATGACACCGGTGGCGGTCGTGAACAGACCGGACAAGCCGTTCACACCGCTCATCACTCCCTGCAAGGCTGCATCATCATTGGCGAGAATATTCGTTTGGGTACGCAGATCACCGATGGTATCGGCTAATACAGCGGCTTTATCGGCCATCTCCGCATACTCTTTGGTGTTCTGTTTGCCCTCCAAACGCAGGCGAGCCATCGCATCCTGCATCTCCCGGAGCTGCATCGAAAGACGTTTGGTGGAAACGGATGCCTTGTCATGCTCCGCCTCAAGGGAGGAGAGAATGTTCTTGTCCTCCTGCAGGGCTTTGGTACAGGCATCTATCTCCGCACGCATCTCCAGCTGCGCCTTTCCGGGTGCAAGGTTGTCGTATTGCTTCTTTAAATCCTTGAGACAGGATTCAACATACTTGATCTGCTCTTTTTGGGCGGCAATACGGTCTGTGATGCTTTTAGACACCTGCTCGGCCTTATCTCCCAGCGTTTCGGCGGACTTGCCCGCCTTGTCAATGCCGGGAGAGAGCTTGTCTCTCATTATGAATTCTATCTCAACGGGTTTCATTGTTCTTTCAATCGTGATTGGAAAAATCCGGAAAGGCTTTTAGGTTTCCCTTTACCGCCTTTGCTTCCGGTTCGGTTGTTATCATTCTCTTTCTCGTAATGTGGCGCATCGGCAAGCATCATCCGGAGGGTTTGGTAATTGACACCCCAAAGAATGTATTTTACACTCCAGCCGGTGGCCGCAGCTATCTGCCACACTATACCAAAGGGGCTATGGGATCCGACATATTTCGTTCTTAACTCCCCTTTCTTTTTTGGCTCTCTCTCGGTTTCAGTGGATTGGATATCTGAACCGATTCGATAATACGCATAAAAGACTTTGTACCAAGCAAAGTGACAAAACGCTGGTTAGCACCCTGCAGGTACTTGTCAGGAACAAACCATCTCAAGAGCCATGCGACAATACCGGAAAACAATAGACCGGAAACCGCCCCACGGCAGATGGTCAGGGATACCATCTTGGAAACACGTTTGCCATGAATGGCAAGGAACGCCATCTCCTCATGCTTGTTGAACTGCTCCATCTCCTCGTATGTGATACCCAACTGCAGGTATAGCCTTGCGATCCGGATCTGACTCCCCAAGCAGGGACGTTTCATGGTTACCCTGATCGATACCGGTTTCTTTCTGAATGGCATCTTAAATTGCAAAAAAGGCAGGGAAACCCCTACATCAAGCAAAGCCTCCGCTGCCTCTATTTCCACGTTCTTTTTCATGGGTTACGCATTACCAGCCGCCTGACTCAACGTGAGGGTGGCCTTTTTGGTATTATCAGCCGCAAGGATAAACTCTACCGATCCGTTTCTCGCAGCCCCGGTATTGGCATCCGCCGTGATGGTAATCCTGCCGTTTACAATCTCAAGGCTGAAACCGGCGGGAACCTTTCCAACGGAAAACGCTCCGGAGGCTTCAATATCCACCGTCTTGCTTTCTCCACCTTTGGCGAATGACAAAGAGGTGGGCGTTATGGAAATAAATGGAACCGTGTCATCAAAGCTGAAAGGAGAACCTCCATCCAGCGGGTTCAACATTTCCATTTCACACTCGATACCCAGCGGATCATCACCGCCAATCTTGCCACGTACAACACCGTCCAGCGTCATACGCTTGACCTCGATAGTCTGGCCGGTTCCGCAAAGGATTTTCAATGCACCCTCTAACGAAACGGATTCCGAGGGAGCCTCCCATTTTGTACCGTCCACCGTTCCGCCCATCACGTCCTTACAGTTCTGAGGAACAAGTTCAATCAGGGTAAACTTTAGCAGATTGGTAGCATCCTTTTTCTTTATTTTCTTGACCGGGGCATTACGAACCTGTGCGGCAAAGAGCTTGATATATTCAGCGGCATCACCGCCCCAATCGATACCGTCCTCAGAAACATTGCCGATCTTTTTACCATTGAAATAAATGGCATCAAGGAGCATCATGTATCCATCATTCACATATACTTTTGACATCGTTCTCTATTTTAAAAAGGTTAATATTCTATTCTTTAGTTTCTTTAGTGGAGAGGTAAGCAGCAAACCGCCCACGAATCCGGCTAAAAGCCATTTATACCATGTAGCGGGAGGTTTTTCCTTGATACTTTCAGCGGCATCGCTCTCCGCCTTGTAGGTTTCATCACTCCGGCTGCTCGTCTGTTCCATCCGGGAAATAACCCGTTTTAAGCTATCCACCTCGTTGCGCTGTCGGAACACCTCACGCTCGTAAAAAAGGCATTGCCGGGCGATAGAGTCACATTTACCCGTAACCGTGATATTATCGCCATGCCTTTGCACGCTTACCGATGCCTGACCGTCTTTGGCCGTGTAGCCAGCACCATCCGGCAGGTTAAGGAGGTTCTGTATCGGAACATCCACTTTCGCCTCCGACTCCGGAATCCCCTCCCGTGTCAGGGCGGTTATCGTCTGTCCCTGCAGTAGTTCCCCCGTCCTCTGAGCCGTCACGTCTGACTGCTCTCCGGTTACTCCGGTGGTGGTTCCGCTTTTCGTCTGTTCCGTCAGCGTGTGTGACTGCTGGCTCTTGGTTAATTTCGCCGTGGCACATCCCATCAGGCAGAACACGGCTATAAGTAGCACGAGGGTTACCCCTCGGATTGGATTTCTCATCATTTCCTGTTTGTTTATTGATTACTTTTCTTAATCTCTCCACCTCTTTGGTAAGACGGGAGAGCTTTTGGATCATCTCCTCCTGATTCGCTTTCAGGTCGGCATTCTCTCTACGGAGTTGGATATTCTCATCCAATATCTTCCGGTTCTCACTACTGAGCATATTGATGGACGCCTGAAGCTGGGATAACATATCATTGTTCTGCTTTCTACGGCCAACAAACCATGTGAAGATGCTCCCGATAAAACCACCCGGCAGGGCGAACATTAAAAAATCCATCAGACCGTCCATCTCTTTGCTTTGTTATTGGTTAATGCCTATTTTCCTGAGCCATGCCTGAACGTCAAATGACGGGCACGCCTTGGCCGCAATCTCGTTATGACCGATGATTCTCACCCGTGGGAAACGGCGGTGGAAGTCTTTCACGTAATCCTCCAACGCTTTCAGCTGGCCGGGAGTACGGGTGTCTTTGGGAGTCTTGCCGTCAGCGGCCACACCGCCAACGTACACAATGTGCCGGGAAATGGAATTGTACCCTTTTGCTCCATTGGTAATCTCCCACGGATCCACCCGTGCGTCCTCGTTGTTCCGGGCCAATCGCTCCACCGTTCCGTCAAGGTGAAACATATCGGTATATCCCACCTGCTTCCAGCCACGCCCACCCTTACTCACCGGGTTCGTGTGCCATGCCCGGATATCGTTACCCGTTACCTTACGGCCTTGAGGCGTGGCGGTACAGTGGATTACCAAATATTTCAATTCTGCCATAACCTTATCCCGCTGCAGGGGTTCCCTGCACTAAAGCGATTACACCCTTTTTATCTTCCCGCATGATACGGCCACCGGCACGTACAAGGAATGAATAAATATCACCGTAATAGGTTGCGTCACCCTCGTTCTCGAACGCTTTCACCTCACCCAGCGCACGGCAGACGCTTTGCTCGTGCCATGCAAGACCGGCGGCGAGGTCGGTGGCTGCACCGGCGGTACTCCATGCTTTGGGAGCTTTGGCCGCAGTGTAAAGGGCTGCCCTGCTACGCATCATGATATTAAAGCTGAACAGCTTACCGAGGATACCGTTCTGCGCATCGGCGGAAGCGAGGAACGCCGTGTTCTCGTTCTCCGTCAGGCTATTCAACAGCTGGGAGTACATCTGCGCATCCAGCAGCAAATAACGCCCCTCCTGCGGGATATCATCATTATTGAACTTGGTCATCAAGCCCAACACGTCTGCCTTGCAGATACCTTTGCGCTTACCGGTGGCCTTATCTGTGTAAGCATCAATCTCCGCACCGGTGGTTTCAATGCACTGTGCGGCGGCGGGACTCCAGTTGAAAATGAAATCGAGTGCCACATCATCCTGCAGTTTGAGTTTATCCTGACGCAGGACGGACTCCCGTTTGTCATAGCTGAGTTCCACCGTGTCGGCGTTAGGGATAAATACCGGATCAGTGGTGTATTCATCCAGCGGGAACGTCACATCGATATCCGTTCTTTTGGTTACCTTAGCGGGAAGTTCGGTTCGGTTTTTCTTGGTTCCGGATGCTGCACCGGCATTCGGAATGTGAACAATTTTTCCGTTGTTCACGTACTCATCGGCGTTGAACGCCTTGCTCAGGAAGCTATTGGAGGCAAACAAGCCCTCCACGATAGCCGCCATCCAAATTTCTTTCTGAATTGCCATTTCTATTCTTGTTTTACTGGTTAATAATTACAGATTCGGTTCGATGCCGAAACGTTCCTTAAACTTGGACTTATACAAGTCCGGGGCGGCATCTTTCAGCTCAACGAGCTTACCGGCCTTATCCAGTTCGTCCCATGACTTGTCTTTCCAATCACCGAGAGTCACACCGGATCCTTTATCCGTGTTGATTTGACCGGCCACGTTTGCACGACACGGGATAGCTGCCAGCATAGCCTTTGTTCCCTCGAAATCCTTATCGAAAAGGTTCAGCAGGTTCTCACGGCCTTTCGCATCATAGCGTCCGTCTTTAATGGCCGCATCGGTCAGGGAAACCGCCTCCCGCTTTTGGGATTCCTTTTTGGCCTCGTTCATTTTATCCACTGCGGCGGCCAGCGTCTTGTTTTCTTTTTCCAAGCGGTCGGCATTGGCAATGATTCCCTGAATGGCGGTTACGATTTCCGCCTCGCTTGCAGAGTCCTGCAGCTTCAATACTCCTGTAAGTACGCTCATTTTTAATTGTTTTTTTGGGTTATTACTGTGATCTATCAACCGGATAAGATTACCCTTATCATTCAGGTCGATAATCTGTTTGCTCTCTCTGTCATAGAATACCAGCGCATTGTGATTGGCTCCGATTGTAACGACACTGCCCTCACGAACCGTCCATCTTGTAACGGTAGGGAGCATTTGTCCGGGGAGCATCAGGTCATAGGCATCGCTTTTCTCCTCCGGAGGCCACGCACCGATAGAGGCCATACGGATAAAGTCATTCTCAACTTTACGCTTTACCTCTGCGGCACGGGCATCTCCCTCATCGAACACGGCATCGGCTAAAATCTTACCTCCCTCAACACGTATATTTTCCCACCGGCCAATCGGCAGGGAGTAATCATCGTGATTCAGAAGCATCACGGGATTCTTTTTAAACTCCTCCAAATTGGCTCCGCTGGTGAGCATCCTAAACCCGTAGGTGTTCACCGACTCATCGTGTAATACAAAGGTTAATTTACCCATTTCGCTCGTTTGATTTTGTGACAAAATTCAGGGTAAAAAACGGGCTGTACAAATCGGTCTGTAACGGTTTCAGATTAAACTGCAACCATTACAGTTTAAACGTAAAACATTACAAACCAATTATTTTCACTCATTACAAGGCTTTACCTTTGGGCTATTAAATGATATAGTCATGGCGGAAGAATTGAAAGCAAATCAACGGAAAGAATGGGCGAAATTGATGTATCTCAAAGAGAACATCACCCAGCAGGAAATTGCAGACCGGGTAGGGGTTTCCCGTGTCACGGTGAACAAATGGGTTAAGGAATGGGAGGGGTTAAAGCTCAATCTCCTGCAGACACGGGAGGAACGCATCAGCTCCACGCTCACGCAGTTGGACGAACTCGACCGTTCCATTGCAAGCAAGGAGGAGGGTAAACGGTTCCCGTCAGCGGCGGAGGCCGATATCCGGCGCAAGCTGACAGCTGACCTTGAGGCATTGGAACAGGATGCCTCCATCAGGGATATATACAACGTGTCCCGTGGGCTGCTTGATTGGCTCCGGCAGCAGGATCTCGAAAGGGCAAAGGAATTGAGTGATTATTTCGATGCGTACATAAAGGAGAAAATGAAATGGGTAAAATAGATGATATTCAGGCGTACAAGGAGTGGACTGAA